GCGCGTGGGGCCGCAGGGCAATTAAACGGCGCGCTGGGCCGCAGGGCAACGGGCCAGAAGCCGAGGACGAAGAGCCGCGAACAGCGCCTTCGGATTCTCGAACCGCGATCCTGGGGTCCCAGAAAGGCCGGCATCAGCCAACATGGCCCCCTGATCACCCTCAAACAAAAGTATGTCTCGGTGAGAGGCCCTCTTTACCAAGAAGAAATTTGAGCCGCCGCGAGCCCAATATGCAGCATTCCACGCGATCTGATGAGGCGAGATGTTCACTGCGTTTGATTTACTAACCTTCAGCTCACACCAAAACGACAACCCATCCCAAACTAAATGCACATCGGGAACACCCCCTCCATGCTTGTTTTCAATCCTCGTGGCGAAGCACTTCTTCGGCAGGTTCTGCCTCAATTGCGTCCAGAAGTTTGCCTCCGGTCCCTTGCTCATTGGTCACATCCTTGTATGTCCCTTCGATCTGGAAGGCTTGAGGATACTGCTTCTGTAAGGCAGCAAGTCGGGTGGTGATCTCGTCCCGAGAAAGCTGATCGATGGTGTTGATTGTCTCCCGCCTGTCGATGGTCAAACCACCAAGGGCAGAGCGTATCTTCTCCGCGTTGATCGCAGCCGAAAACTGTCCAGCATCCTCCGCTCCAAGAGACAGTTGATGCAGCCTCTCAAGCTGACCAATGGTGGTCACACCATAACGGCGCTCTCGTTCCTGTCGAAGCTCGGTGATGTATTCCAAAACGTGCGGGTAATCCCGACCGTTCAGAAGTTTTGACGCGGTGTTGTAGGCGACATCGGGGGAATATCCCGCCTTTCGGGCGCACTCAGCGTTGGAATATATGCCTTCGACAATCTTCTGTGCAAAAGTCATCTGTCTATTTGTGAGCTTGCGCCCGTGTTCTTCTTCGATCTTCTTCTTAATCGACGGCATGAATACTCTCCATGTTTTCAACAACAATACAACAACAGGATCGCCCTGTTCAAGGGGCCGCTTCTGTTTACAAATGTTTACGCTGTTTACACGATTTACCCTCAAGGTTGTTGCCAGCTTACAGCAATGGTGTTGTTTGCTTGAGAAATTCCAAGGGCTGAAACGTAAACAATAAGGCCTTATTGTAAACAGGTGTAAACAGTCGGCTCAACTATAGTGTGTTTGTTTACGCTGTTTACAAGATTTACACGAAAACTTTTTCCTTTTGGGCTTTTTTAAAAATATCTAGCGAAAATGTGTATACAGCGTAAACAGCCCCTGAAAATATTTTTATTTGACAGCCCTGCTCTATGTTGATAGGCTGCAACCATTCAACATTACGAAAGGACTAGAAATGTTTACTGTAGATTGTATGGAAGATGGCACGATGACCTTGGACTGGGACCCTGCGTCCTACAAGACCAAGGGCCAAGCAGCGCGAGCCTTGCACCGCGCATTGTGCGACTGGTGTCGCAAGGTTGGTATGAACCCTGACTCTGAGGTTATTATTTGGACACCAGCGCAACGCAAGGCTCATGGTCATTCTGCTAATTGGGCCGTGAGCCTAGAAGCGGGGCCTTATGAGTGGGCTATCTTTGCCTCGATGCAGATACCTAGTGACTGTGCGTGGGGATATGTTGAGCCGTATTATTCTTTTGATCTGGAGTTTGTAGAATGAGCAATCTAACAGAAGCCACCCATTTGCTATCCAAGTTATGGTTTGATGATGGGTGGACGGGTGACTACCCGTACAAGACGCACACTGATGGCAGTGTTCATTACACTGCCGAGGCGCAAGAGTTTTACAATAAGATCGAGGATCAGGTTCAGGGGATCCTGATTGGTTATTTTGCGGAGGAGAAATCAGATGCCTAATCATTGCTATCAGAGTGTGTACCTTCAAGGCCCGACCCATTTGATCCAGCACTTGCACAAGGCGCTGTCGAAGTCGGAGCCAGAGTTTTGCAGCACGATTGCGCCCATGCCGTTTGAGTTGTGGGCCAAGGAGACGCAGCCGGATCAGTTGATGCCTGACTGGTATGAGTGGCGTGTCAAGAACTGGGGCACGAAGTGGGATGTCTGCGAGGCTGAGATTGACAAAGAGGGTATTGAGTACAACGAAGACCTCAACAATGACGAGGAATATGTCCCATTTGCGTGGTTCTCGTTCCGGTGTTGGACTGCTTGGGGTCCACCTGTTCCTGTATGGGATCGACTTCATGCGATGGGCATTGAGGTTGAGGCTAATTATCAGGACGAGGGCGGCATGTTTGAGGGTGCGTATAGAGACGGCGAGGACAAGTCATGGACGCCGGAACCAGAAGAGGAGGCTGTGTGATGAGTGATCATGCTTATGATGAGGGATACCGAGCAGGGATGCAGAAGATGCGTGAGGTAGGGCAACACCGCATCGAGGAACTGGAGGGCAAGCTGGCGGAGGCGGGGGCTATTGCCAAGGATGCCATTGAGACAATGGAGTGCGACCCGTTCTCTCCCTACCGAGAAGGCCAGCGATTGCGTACAGCCCTCGCAGAACTATCCAAGGAACACAGTGACGATAAAGGAGAGTGGTAATGGGTGCTGAAGTTTTAATGTGGGTAGAAGTTGAACGCTCAGTAAAAGAGTGGCGCAAAAGTTATGGCGTGACTAGTCAAGATGCCCTTGAGAATGTGAAGCTAAATACTGGTGAACGTCTTACTGGGGTGGTGAAGACTACACTTGATGACGAGCGAACGTCTTACTGGGGTGGTGAAGGCTGCACTGACGGAGGATGACGATGAGTGATGATCTGGTGGAGCGAGCAAGGCACAATGCAAATGCAGATATACCGCATCATGCGAGTGTGTCTTTGATTGAAGAAATGGCCGACCGCATAGAGGAGCTGGAGGCCAAGCTGAAGGAGGCTATGATTGGCGTGCCACTCACGGCAGAGCAGGCCGATGCCTTGGGCCTGGTGACAATGATCCTTGATGATATTGATTGGGATGATGAGCTGGAGGTCAAGCTGAAGGAGGCTATGGGGCTGCTGGGTATTATATTCTAGTAATCGTGCAGGGTGGCCGTTGAGTTGAATGCTGGCACATTTGGTAGCAACGTCACACTAGGCTAAACAACCACCATTCCCGTGGTAAGTCGATTTCACTTGATGGAGATACAAAAATGAAGGAGACCTACAATGACTAACAAAACTGAGGGAACAATCACCATAACACTTAAAGAATACAACAGCTTAATGGTGACGTTATTCATAATATCGTAGGCAGTGTCTGCGGTGATGTTGAAGGTAATGTCGAAGGTAATGTTCAGGGTCAGATCGCAGGGAAGTACTGGACTAGCTTGAGGAGGGTGAGTGATGACTGAGCGTGAGATGGAAGACATGTTGGACGCTGTATTTCGCAAGGTGTTTGGGGATCTGTGGTGATGCGATTTAAAGTGACACTTGAGATTGAGGAATGGGTTGAGGCGGACAGTGCCAAGGAGGCGCAGTTAAAGGTCAAAGACAATCTTGAATGGGCGGACATCAACGATGGGACGTACCATGTTGAGCCAGATTTTGAGGAGCAAGACGATGGGTAAGATGAAAGAGGAGTTTATTCGGTTGCAGGAGACGCCGATCATGGAGGCGTGTTCCGAGTGCCAAGGTACGGGGACCGTTGAGTATGAGGTTGCTCGTCCTCATAGTTTCAGCCGCGATGTTGGTGAGCTAGACATCGAGGAGGAGGTTTGCGAGACTTGCGCAGGAAGCGGCGAGGTTGAGCGTTTGTGTGATTGTGGCGAGTGGGTTACGTTGATCATGGGCGAGGACGCTACTGTATGTGAGGAGTGTGCGGATGCTGAAAACGTATGAGGTAACTTGCGAGGGTGTGGTCCAGCGCATGGTTTTGGTTGAGGCGCACAATGTAGTTGAGGCTTCGCACTTGGGGCGGCAGGAGTTTGCTGCTCGGATTGGAACAGAAGTAGAGGGGGTCGGGGTTGTAGATATTTACACCGAGCCTGTGCGTGTAACATTTAAGGAGGTTGGTGATGGGGAAGTGGACGAAGGAAAACTTTAAGAGGTATCACGCAGAGAACCCACAGGTGTATGATTATTTCAAACACTTTGCATTGATGGTCACAAATCGGCGTGAGTTTTATTCTGCAAAATGTATCTTTCATCGGGTAAGATGGGAGACAATGATCTCGGGTATAGATGACGAATACAAGATCGATGACGGTTGGATTAGTCATTACGCTCGTAAGTTCATGGAAGATTATCCGGAGCACGAGGGTTTTTTCAAAACCAGAAACCGAAAAAATTCTTACCATTATGTTGAAGAAGGGGACGAAGAAGATGAACTTACTGAAGAAGATATGGTCTAACATCAAGAAGAACTCTCAGACCCATGAACTCACGCGCAGGCAACAGGTCTTTCAAGAGTTGTCCCGAGGACCGGGGACCGCGCGTCAGGTATCGGATCGCA